AGGCGGATTCTGGCCGCTCTCGATGGTTACAGTCAGCGCTCTCACATTGTCCTCGGTCACCTCGATCAACAGCCTGTTCGCAGCGCCGCCCAGGTCGGCCGCCAGAATCGGCACTGTGCCATTGGTGTCGATCGCGTCACCAGCGCCGCGCAATACATCGTCGTTCACAGTCAGATCGGTTACGGTCAGGTGAGCTGGGTTAGCCATAGGTCCTCCTTAGAGCGGGAGCGCGAAGCAGATCACGTCTGCCGTCCCATTGATGATCTCAAAGTTCACATTCAGGTCGCCGTTGTCTTGCGCAAAGCGCGCGCTCTCAAACGGCCCGTAGATCGCCGTCAGGTCAGCGCCGCCCGTCAGCGCGGCTGGGGCCATCGCCGTTACCACGCCTGCGCCGGTGTCTGTCCCATGGGGGGCCCCAGTTACGAGTGCCTTTGCCGCTGCCGTTTCCGCAACCTTGGCGATGACGTCATTGGCTGTGCTAGTGATTGCGCTGGCACTGTCCGTCGCCAAGCTGATCGTAATGGCCTTGTCAACCACGGTCACCGTAAGTGCTTGGCTGGCCGCACCCGGATCATCATATTCAATGGTGATGTCGTTGCCCTCTGCGCCACCGACCACGGCCGTCCAGTCCACGTCGTTATCCGCGCCGGCCGGAGCGACGGTCAACGTTGCATGAGTCGCGTCCATGTCGGCCCCGCCAGCAAGGTGCGTTTCAGAGATAGCCGTCACAGCCGCAGCGCCACTAGAGCCCGGCGCGTTTTCCGCGGTGACCAGAAATCCAGCCATCCAGTGCGCGTTTACGGCGGCAATGACCTGCGCCGCAGTGCTCGTGATCGCCTTGCTCGCATTGGTCGCCAGACTCACCCGAATCGCCTTGCCGCGTACATCAACCGTTAGCGCCCTGCTGGCCGCATCTGGATCGATGTAGCATACGGTGATATCGTTTCCGAGTGAGCCCGCTAGATTGGCGGTATAGAGTATATCGTTGTTCGCGCCGGTCGGATTGATGATCACGCTGGCCGCTCTCGCCGAGGCCTGAGGGACGGTCAGATCGCCGAGGCCGCTGCGCACGGATGGCGGCATATCGCCGGGAGCGATGCGCGTGGACACGGCCCCCTTTGCCGTCACTACCAGCACAAGGCTGTCCGGTTGATGCCCCGTATCAGCCGCCACAACTGGCACCATGCCCGTAGTGTCAATCACATCTGCCACCGGCCATACGCGCGCAAAGTTCGGGATCAGCGTTCTTACCGTCAGTTTCGCCGGATTAGCCATAGTTGTACTCCTTGTGTCCGGGGGAGTTCGTCACTCCCCCGGCTAGTGTTGACGTCAGACCTACTGGGCGGTACCCATGTCCGCGATGATCAGCGCCAGCGCGTTGGGATAAATCACGCGAGCACCATACAGGTGCAAGCCCTTGACCGCATCCGCAAATCGCGCCTCAGGCCGGTATGCTTCGACTGAGTTGATCTGCTCGGCATAGGCCGTCGCGTAGTTGGTGCCGCAAAGCACCTTGAATTCGACCGGACCGGCAGCGAATGGGACGTTGTTGCTCATGAAGATGTCAAAGCCTGCGGCACGGCCCACAAAGCCGTTGACGGCCCGTCCGTCGGCCTCGGCTGCGCCGGTGCCTACGAAACGGTCATCCATGAGCAGATACCCATGGAACCAGGGCGGCACAATCGCCCAACGCCCCATGCGGGGCACGTTGTTCTCGTCCAGGTCGATTGCCGCATTCAGCAGCGCCGTGTAGGGCGCCGTCTCACCAACGCCAAAGCCCACGTTCAGGCCCGCGCCCACCGCGCCCTGCGTGCTGCCCGCCGGAACCGCCGCCCACATGATGCCGGCGAGATAGTCGTCGGCGGCTTCGGCCAGCGCCCAGGCCGCGTTGCGCATCGCCAGGTCCATGACCTTCGGCTTAGTCTGCGCCTTGTCCACGTCGTCGATCTGGAAGTTGAAGTAGTTCGCCTGATTGATGGTCAGAAGCTGCGATGCGTCAGTCAGTTCCTGTACCGCTGCAATGTTGGCGTTTTTGATATACGGACGCACGGTAACGGGACCGAGCGTATTGATCCGCACGGTGTCACCCGCCTCGCGGATATCGCCCTCATAGTCGCGGTTGCACACTGCCGGCTGGGCGTAGACATGCGCGTTGTTCAGGTTCTCCAGCGCGCGGGCCGCCCACAGCGTCGGGATGAAGTTGTTGATAGCCATGGTCTGTTACCTCACCGTTGTTTACTGAGCACATCCTGTACGGCGTCCCAGTTTGCGTTGATCTCCTGTGGGCCCATGCGTTTGATCGCCTCCAGTGTCAGTCGGCTCGGACTGGACGGGTTTGTGGGACTCGGCGCTCCCTGGCGCTTGGTCAGATATGGCTTGCTGGCGACAAGCTGTGCTACAAGCTCATCTACCCCATCCACCCTATCGCCGTCCACTTCGATCTCCTCTGTTGGCAGCAACCGCATGGCGTCTTCTACGTCCACAAACCCCGCGTTACTGGCAGCGGCGGTCACCGCAGCGCGGATCAGCGCCTCACGGCGGTCGGCCTCGGCCTTTGCGTACCTGGCCTGAAGCCCCTCGTATTCCGCCTGCAACTTTTCCGCATCGCTCATGGCTGCCCGCTTGCGCTCTTCTTCCGCATCTTGAAACTTCCTGAGTTCCGTGCGATATCTGGCAGCCTCTTTGCGCGCTCTCGCCAATTCCGCCTTGATCGCGTCGGCGTCCAGCGTCGGCGCATCTTGCTCGTGGTCTGTGGATTCCGTCACGGCGGGCTCCTGGCCTACCGGCTGTGTGGGCTCCAGGCCCGTGTCCCTGTCGCTCATGTGACCTCCTGGGTCATCGTGTATTGGTCAACTCCGCCAGCGTTGCCACTCGCGGAGCATCGCCCCATGTATCGCTGTGCGCTGTGCGTCGCAGCGCGCTCAGGTCGTATCCGTCACGCTTCCATGCGTCGTATCGCTCAGAGCCCATCATCTCGCGCTGGCGCTCCGCAGGCAGTGTCTCAAACCATTCGCGTCCCGTCTGCCACTGCGGTGGCTCCTGTCCAATCAGGATGGGCACCGCGACACAGCGCCCGTTCGGATGGTCTGTTAGATCATCGGCCAGCGTAAACGTTTCACCGTCGCTCATAAGACACGCCAGACAGGTGCGCCCATCCTTGCTTGTCAGACGACGGTATCCAGACACAATGTTACTCTCTCTATAGCCCTCGACTGTCGCCATGCGATAGGCGCGCATTGTCTCTGTGCGCGCGATGGTTAGCGCTTTGTTCAAGCCCTCAGCCAGACCGTCGGCCATGCGCGCTGCAGTCTTGCGCGGATTCCAGCCCAGCGCCACGCCTTTCAACAGCGCCTGCGTCAGGCCCTCCACAGCATCCGGCCACAGCGCGCGCTCTTGCAGCAATGAGAACAGCGGCGCGCCATCCCCCGCCAGCCCTGCCATGATCTCAACCGCTCGCACCGGCAACCGGTTCCACGATATGTCCACCCCCAACGCGGATAGCGACTCGACGACCGTCTCGCGGCCCAGCTCTATCGCCTCACGCTGCGAGGCCGTGATGCGCCCCTCAGCCCAGCGCTCATAGAGTCGCATCTGCTCGCGCACCTGTAGCACGAGCGCCTGATAGCGGTCCATGCGATACAGCTGCTCAGGCGTCATGCTTGCCAGCGCCTCGATACTGCCCAGCTCCTGCACCAGTGCGTCGATGTGGGCCTGCAGCGTGCGCTCGACCGTCGCCCAGCGCTGGCCCATCACCACCATCGCCCCCTGTTCCTGTGCCAGGAGCGCCGCCTTGAATTGCCGGGCCACCACAACAACCTCGGGATCAGCCATCGGGCTGTATATCCTCGTCTACTGTGTTGGTGTTCTCGCCGCGATCAAAGTCACGCATGGCCCTCGCCAGCACCTGTCCAAGGCCCTCACGGTCCATGTCACGTTCCTCTTCCATGCGCTTGAGTTCGCGTTCCCAGTCACGCCCGCGCTGCTCTGCCGCCGACTGGCGAGACAATATCTGCGCAGCCATCTCCTGCGTCAACACCGCGACCTCTTCCGTTTCGTTGAATGGCAGCGGGTTCGGCCACGCTACGGTCGGCGGCTCCTGATTCCAGCCAGCCACCTGCATCGCCCGCCAGGACAACTCAGACAGCGCGTTCCCGTACAGCGTCCGCTTGGTCTCCAACTTATCGAGGGCGTCCTTGAACATCGTGCGGAGGCCGAAGTTGGTCAGCTGTCCCACGCGGTCCTTGACGCTCGACAGATCCACCGCACGATGTTGCGCGTAGAACGTGCGCTCCATGAACTCCAGGAATGCCATACTGGACGCCAGATCGGATTGCATCTCCAGATTCTCGACGCGAGCATCAACTGGTAGGCCACCCCAGAATCCGTCGACGGCCGTCTCTATAATCTGATCCGGTCGCACGCCAAAGCCCAGGCTTTTCGGATGTGCATGGTGCTTCAGAATCCGGTTGATGTTCGACGCCACGAAGTTCACGGCATCGTTCAGGTTGATGTCCTCATCCAGCAGCGCCCCCGCTGCCAGGTCTGAGTCACCATAATAGCGCTCTGGGTGTGGTAGATTCTGCCAGTCCACAATGGGTGCGAACGGGTAGCGCCAGATGTCCTCATTCACCTGCGACCAGTTCCCCTGCGCGCCGCGCGTCCACTCTCGGATACGCCAATAATCGCCCTCATTGATGATGTCCTGTCGGTATTCGTCACGGGCCTGTTGTAGGGATAGGCTGCCGCTGCGCGCCTGCTCTCGTGTGATGCGCCGTCCCCAGGCAATGCGATAGCACACCACCTGTTGCATATCATCGGGCTTCCAGAACACCGAGCAGTAGCGCGGATTCTGGAGCACGAAACGCACCGGGCGCTTCGGATTGCCCTCCTGCGGCACAACCTTCACAAACACGTGCCCGGCCAGTGCGCCGGCGACGCCAATGTCGTGCAAGAGCACCTCGCCCTGGTTCGCTTCCCACAGGACACGCAGGCGCTCTTCCCACGACTGAATCGCGTCCGAGTCGCCCGGCAGGTCGAAGGTTGGCATCTCTGCAAACAGCATCGCCACAGACTGATCCACAATGCGCCGCGTCAGGTTGATGATGACGTTGTCATTCGATTGGTTTTTGCGCACCTTGAGTGGTTGACGCTGATGTCCGTCATAGTAGGCCCAGTTCTCATCAATCTGCGCCTCGCGCCCCAGGCGCTCTATCTGTGCCAGGTCGTCCAGGGTCTCCGGGTTACTGTCCGGGTATGCACGCAACTCAGGCATAAAATGGGTTCTCCGTGAATCGGATAGGACCAGTGCCCTTCTCAATTGCCATCACCGCATATCTCACCATGTCCATCCCGTGATCGTGCTCCTTGACCGGCATCTCTTTGCCAATCTTGTCTGCCCAGACGTAGGATGCGAACTCGTCTTCCACCGAGTACGGCTTGCGTGCCTCTGACAGCGATTCGTCTGCACGTCGCAGGGAATCTCGCACGACGAATAGCCGCTTCTCAGCAAGCCGCCTCTTGACTGCATTGATCCCCGGCAATATCGCATTCTCGGCTGCCCGCGCATTTAGCCCCGCCTGCTGATAGGCTGCGATATAGGCCGGTTCCGCCGGGTCGCAGGCTACGATCTCAAAGTAACCAAACTCAGCCTGCAGCGCTCTGGCCGTCTCTACCCACCAGTCGATTGTTCGCCCCGTCTGGTAAACTTGGCGCACCAGGTACATGCGCCCGTCGCCGTCTATCGCCCACACCCCCAGCACGCCGGGGTTCGTGTAACCCCAGTCCTGCGCCGCAATGAAACGCTCACACTTTGGCACCTTGCCCGCATAGATCAGGTGTATCGACTGGTCCCACTCGTCATAGACCGCGCCCTCAGCCTGTGCCGGTTTCCCGTAACGTAGCCGCTCTTTTCGCACGCCCGTCAGCGCATCTAGCACGCTCATCGTGCGCTGTCCCTGCGCCGTGATTGCGCCAGTTGTCTGATCGTATAACGCCGGGTTCTCCTCGTGACGCGAGTAGAACATCTTGAGCGACGGCCG